AAAAATCAACAAAAATTAATTAAAGATTTAAAACCTGGAAAAGTTCCAAAAGAAACTCAAAAAGAGATAGAAAAAATAAATAAAAAAATATCAGAGTTGTCTGATAGAACTAAAGGGGCTCTTCAAGGGGTTTTAATAGATGAAAAAACTCTAAAACCATCTATTTATGGAATTGATTATAAAAAAGTTTTAGGGGCGGGTCTAGTAGACAAACCTGTAAAAGATTTAACAAAAGCAGATTTAGATCTAATTAAACTACAAATACCTGAACAGATAAAAGCTGCTAGAAGTTCAGGCCCAACCCTTGGTGCTAACATTGGTTTATTAAAAGGTGTTGGTGAAACGATTAAAGCCATACCAACTCCAACAGGAGCTTTGGCTTTGAACCTAGCTTTTCAACCAGATTTATCTAGTGGCATAGACAGAGCTGCACTAGGTGCAGAGGCCGCTTTTGCACCAGAACTTGTTAGACAAACAAGCAGAGTTAGTTCAGCACCGATTGTACAAAGATTTTTTAATTTAGGTTTATCACCACAACTTGCAGCAAGAGCTGCAAGAGTCGTATCACCTCTTGGTCTTGCAACTTTAGCAGGTGAAGGTGTCTATCAGTTGGGTAGATTAGGAGCAGAACAAAGAAGAAGAATGCAAGAGATGACACCAGAACAAAGAAGATTGTTTGATGCAGAGCAACAAAGTATATCAGAGTTTGCTGCAGCTGGTGGAGGTATTGCTAAACTAGCTGGTAAAGAGTCAGGCCCACCACCAGAAAAAGGACCTGATTCGGAAGGCTTGGCTTCTCTGTTAAAAAATGTTAAGAAACGATAGGAGTTTAAATGGCAGATATAGAAAAAGGACTTCCTAACACTCGTACCGAGGTTAAAGTTCCGGGCGAAGAGGTCGAGGTAAAGGAAGAAATCAAAGAACAATTACCTGTTGAAGTTACACCCGAACAAGACGGCGGTGCAACGATCGACTTTGAACCAGGTGCAATTAACATACCTGGCACCGAATCACATTTTGATAACCTTGCAGATATTTTACCTGATGATGTTTTAGATCCACTAGGCAGTGAGATGAAGTCTAATTACATGGATTACAAAATGTCTAGAAAAGATTGGGAAAGATCTTACACAGAAGGACTTGACCTATTAGGATTTAAATACGAGAATAGAACGGAACCGTTTCAAGGAGCTTCAGGTGCAACGCACCCAGTGTTGGCAGAAGCTGTTACACAGTTCCAAGCCACAGCATACAAAGAGCTATTACCAGCAGACGGTCCAGTGAGAACACAGATACTTGGAAACCCTACGCCTGCAAAAGAACAACAAGCGCAGCGTGTTAAAGATTTTATGAACTATCAAATCATGGATCAGATGAAAGAGTATGAGCCAGAGTTTGATTCGATGTTATTTCATTTACCACTAGCTGGTTCTACATTTAAAAAAGTTTACTATGATTCGATGATTGGTAGAGCTGTATCTAAATTTATACCTGCAGATGATTTAGTTGTGCCCTACACTGCAAACAGTTTAGACGAAGCAGAATCTATTATTCACGTTATAAAAATATCAGAGAATGATTTAAGAAAACAACAAGTCGCTGGCTTTTATTCTGATGTGGATCTAGGTCCACCAGCCATGAGCGCAGGAGATGAAGTTTCTAAAAAAGAAAAAGAATTAGAAGGCACTAAAAAATCTGGAAAACAACAAACGATGTATACTCTTCTTGAGTGTCATGTTGATCTAGATTTAGAAGGCTTCGAAGACATTGGTCCAGATGGCGAGCCATCTGGTATCAAGCTACCTTACATCGT